TATTTCTCCACTACCAGCTTCATTCTTTATTCCTTTACGAATAGCTGTCATTGATTTAGTAAATTCTTCTAACTTAAAGTGTTTGCTTAATTGCATATTAAACTCCTATTTAATTAGTTATTCCGATTATCCATAATGTTAAAAAAATATAACAAATAATTTCCATTATCTTGCTGTTGCTGGGACTCCGTTGCTAGATACTAATGGGTGTTTTGCAAAAGCTAAATAGATATATGTTCCGCCTGACGCATTAGAATATACTGATGTTGTTCTAAGTTTAAATCCATTAGAAACTAAATCTATTGGTGTGCCACCAGCAGTTGGTATTGAATCAACATCAGCTAATAAAAAATCGTGTGTAGGGTTGTATGGTGATTGTTTGTTGTCATTAATTACCCAATTTTCTGCCGTGTCAATTCTTTTAATTAAAATATATGCTGGGGAAAATCCGAGATGTACGTAGGCTCCGTCACTCGACCCGTTGCCGATATAGCTACCCATAGCTGAGAATCCTTTTCTTGGTGTAAAGCAGTAGGCAACATAATCACTACCACTTTCATTTACAGAGTAAGTTCCACTTGTTGTAAAAGTTGAAGCATTGGCAGAAGCAATTCTATTTGCGTCAGTATCTTCTGCCGCAGTTGTTTGTAAAACTAATGTTTTTCCGCTAGTTAAATTTGTATGAAAAACTTTCCACCCATAAGTATCTCCTAAACCTTTACACATAACCATTTTTACAGTAGAACCTAATCCATGTCCGACAGTTGCACCTGAAGAACCATTACCTGTATATTTAACAATAGAAAAACCTGATGTTGTGCTTGCTGAAACTGTTGCTGTTATATCTCCGTCTGAATTTGATGAACCAGCACCATTTGCTTTCCAGTTCCAAGCTACATAGTTATAAGCTTTATTAACTGATGTGCTTGTTCCTAAAGTAAATCCGTCAGAGTCAAAAGATTTTAATTTATTTGTTTCTGTGGTTTGAGCATTAGCTAAATTAGAACTTATTGGTTTATTAGCACCTCTTACAGCATCATATAATTCATGTTGTTGAGTTGCGTTTCGAAGTTTTATCCATGTCCAATCAGGTTGAAATCCAACACCTGTTATTGCTCTGTCGTCTGTATTATTACCTGTATAAAGTAACGTATTAAAATAATCTGATGGTTGAAATGATATATAAGCCATAGTTAAATCCTTTTTATCATATTAATTAAAAGCTGTTAATACCTTTCGTACATAATGCTTGGTAACCACTAGGACAATCGTATTCAAAGATTCCCCCACCACTAGGTGCAGTTCCAGCAGAAGCAACTTGTGTTGTGCCGAAATATCCTTGACCGAAGTTTCCTTGCCAAGTATAGCTTTGAGAATTAGCAGTATCTCCACACAAGAAATGCCAAGTATTACCTGATGGTATAGTTATATAAGAATTAGGTGATGCACTATTCCAACTTGTTCCGTTCTGCCATTGTCCATTTTTAGAAAAATATAATCTACTATTTGTTACATCTAAAGCTACTCCTATAATGTCATTGATTGCGTAACTTCCGGCAAAACTAGAACCTGACCCAGCTTCATATTTAGAACCATCTCCTCTTATGCCGTAGGTTTTATTATTTGATTGTGCGTCATTTATATTTGTTGAACCTAAATCTCCTGCTGGAGATGCAATAACCCCTATAAAATCATCTGTTGCACCTGACCTACCTGTACATTTAAACTCTGCATAGAATTTGCCAATTTGAACAGCTAAACTTGAAATTCCATTTATATGACCAGCATTTGTTGATGCACCTTGTAAATTTCCATAACTATAAGTTGGTTTTTCTCCAACTTCAGGAACATCTAAGGGATTAAATGTAGCAAAGTTATTACTAGGTGTATCTACATTTTGAGTTATTGTTCCACCTGTTGTAAATGTGTTTGTATTACCTGAACTGTCTGTACCCATAGCACCACTATTTTCAAATTTTAAAAAGAAACCATTATTTCCATAAGTTACACTTGGTGCAGTTTTCGGCTTCCAAATTCCTGATGTAGAATCTGTTTCACCAAATGTTGAAGCGTCATAAGCTGTGCCATCTACAAAATGAACATGAGTTAAACTACCATCAAAATAATAAGTGTTTTGTGAATACTTACCTATTAAAGTTGAAACTGCTGTATTAATCATTCCAGCAGTATTTTGAGGTGGATAAGTATTTGCTGACAAAGAAGTTTCTTCAAATCCATTAACGTAAATTTTTGTTCTGTCTGATGCTGTAGATTGAGTTTTATCAACTTTTACAGTAATATGATACCAAGCACTAGGGTCTCTAAATACTCTATTTGTTACAACTAAGTGAACTGTTGAACCACTTACTTTTTCATAAACAACTAATTGTTGAGCAGTATTAAAACCAATATTTGACCTATTGTTATCATCAGTATTAAAATCTAATAAAAATGTATCATCACTTGTACTTATACTAGCTACTTTAACCCAAAACGAATAAGTAAATTTTAAAGCATTTGTTGGTGAGCCTGATGTTCTTGATAAATGAGTTGAAGCCATAATATTATCCTAGTTAAATTGTCCTGAGTTGTTTATACCAACACTTACAGTAATTGAAAACTCTCTATCTGCCGTTTGTGATTCTGCGTCAGTTGCTCTTATAGTAAAAGTATAAGTTGTATCTCCCGTTGGGCTAGGTGCTGTTCCTGTTATTGCACCCGTGCTACTGTTTAAAGATAAATTCATTGTGGTTGCTGGTGTGTTAGCATTTGATGTTAAAATTGATGTTGTTTCAGAAAAAGCTACTGTTGAGTCTGATGATGCCGCTACTGCTAATGATACTGAACTTCCCGCAGATACAGTTCCAATAGAACCAGCAGATGTGCTGAAAGTTGGAGAAGCAGAAGCAGATAAAATAGCAGAAGATGATCTTACTGCATTACCATCATTATTTTCGACTCTAATAAAATAAGATGCAGACGCAAGATTAAATGTTGCGTTAATTGATGATGAACTTGTAAATGTTACTGCACTTGCTCTAGTGATTGCACCCGTTGATGAGTTAATAGCTTCAACTATTGGAACAGAAACAAAGTTAGTTCCAGCAATAGTAACTGATGAAGATGTGCTTGGTGCTACAAATAAATTAGAAGAAGTTATAGTTGGTTTAGTTTCTGATATAGAAGCAAAAGATAATACTCCTGATCCATTTGTAACCATAGCTTGATTTGCTGACCCGTCTGCTGTTGGCATTTTAAAAGCTACACCATTTGAATTTAATTTACTTGAAATAACTTTTAAATGATTTCCCATATGTGCGTGAGAAGAACATTGATAGTAAAGTATGTTTGGTGTGTATTCATCTACTGCTAAAAGAGTATATGCTCCGGCAGAACCAGCAGTTCCATTGGTTGTAACTCCTGTTGTATAAGCTGTCGTTTTTCCAGCGTCTAAATAAAATCTTAAAGGGTGTGAAGCGTTTGTTCCGTCTGCTTGGTCAAATTTATAATAATAAGGTTTTGATGTATCAGCACCGCCTAATGTAAAAGCTGGGGATTCTAAACCCTCTAAAAAATATGCTGATGAACTTCCTACACCACTATAAGGGTGTGCTGTTGTTTTTGTTCCAACTGTTACTGTATAAGTTATTGGTGCAGAAGAAGAACCATAAGCACCTCTATCGTGAAATAAAGATGATAAGCTAGATAAGGTTACTGTGCTATCTACTAAATTAACTGTGTCGTTAGACATATCAAATATAGCAAAAGATACCCAAGCATCATTGTCTGCATTTCTAAATTTTAAAGTATTTGAAGATGTGTCATACCACCATTGATATGCGTATTTAGTTGATGGTTCTGATGATGATGAGTTATTTGATACAATAGCAGATAACGCATTATTTAAATCCGTTCTAGTAGCTGGGAAAGTTTGGTTATCTATTATATAATCGTGATTTGCCATATTTTAAAATCCTTTTGCTATAAAATCAAAAGTTCTTGATATTACAGTATTAGATGAATTTTTGAAAGTAACATTAAATCCACTTATTGTTTTGCTTTCTACTAAAAAATAATCTCCTGTTGCCATTCCTTGTCCTGTGATACCTACCGCATAATTAACAGTTTTAAATGGGTTTGTAAATGAAACTGTTTTTGTGCCAGCACCGCTTGATATATCATTACCTGATTGTATTCGATCTTCCATATCAACAGAGACAGATAATGCAGAAATAACAGGTGTTGTTGAACCATCTCTTGAAATTAGAACTAATCTAAATTTATAATATCTTGCTGTATAATCACCAATTACAAAATTTCTAAATGCTGTAAATGTAGAATTATCATCAGACAAAGCTATTTCTAAATGTGCGTTTTCGTTAGCGGGTGCATCTCCATCAAACGAACCACTAGCCGCATCAAATAAGCCAGTTTTAGAATCAAATAAATCAGTAGGATCTTCTGAAAACTGTGTTAATGAAGCTGTAACTCTTGAAGTGTGAACTGCACCAATATCAATAACACTTGCAAAGTCATAAGTTCCTGTTTGTGATAAATCAGTTAGTCTTAGTAAATCACTAGCTAAAGTTAAGTTTGTTTTTGTTCCTGTAAAGTTTGGCGATTCTGTGGCACTTGCAACATTATTAAAGTTTCCAATAGCTGTTACATTCGTTGCAATTACTGTGGCTTGTAAAGAGAAGTTGCCTAATTTATCTACTGCCTTAATTAAATAAGAACCTACTCTAGCTGGAACTGTCACTGATGTTGCTGGTCTTGATACTTTTTCAATTAATGATACCGAGTTTTGCCATTCTGCACCTGATGTTAAAGTAGAATATCTAACTTGATAATAAGCTAAGTCTAAATCAGTTACGGCTTCCCAAGATAAATGGGCTTCGTTTCCTAAAATATTACAAGAAAAGTCTGTTACATTTGATATTGGGTCAGTAGCACCAACAATCGTTCTTTGTGCAGATACATATGTTGATGAAGAACCTAAAGATGATACAGCTTTTACTCTTACATCATAAACTTGTTGGTCAATTACGTTTAATACTCTTTGAAATAATCCTGAACCTTGTGAGTGTATTTTAAAATCAGATTCACTATTTAATTTATATTCTACTTGATAGAACGATACAAAACTATCAGGAGAAGCACCTATCTGAACATCTAAAGCTACGATTACAGTTCCATCATTATAAGATATTAATTGGTCTGTTAATGTAACACTAGCTGGTGGTTGAACAACAAAAGGATTTGGAAGTGTTGTACTAGGAACTGTTGTTGCTTGTGTTTTACTAGCCCAAGTATAATGAGTAGCTTGATATTCAACTAATGTTAAACCTATTGTGTAATCTTCATTAAAACTTACAGCTAAAACTCTAAATGGTTTTGCAGAAAAACCTAATGATGCGTGTGTTATATTTACAATATCTCCTATTGCAAGATCATATCCATCTCCACTTACATTAATACTTAATTTCAATGCTTCTCTACTTCTTCTAAGAATTATCTCTGCCATTTCTTCTGCTTGATATGGAGAAGTTATAGTTTGAAAATCGAATCTACCCTCTAATAAAAAACCACCATCAGCAGTTTTCATTGTTGCGTGTTGATCTGCACTTGCTAAACCTGAATCATCTATTGGTGGAAACTGAACTTCATCTACTTGATAGTTTCTATCAGGATTTACAAAACTACAAATAACTCTATTATATTTATCGTTTTTATTTTCACTATTAAGTGTATATCCACCAACAATATCATCTTCTGTAAGTGTAATAGAAGCTGAACCTGTTGTTTCAATAATTAACTTATATTTTCCACCTGTATAAGGAAGATAACCACGACAACCTTTTAAAAGAGTTCTAACATTTTCAATAATTTTTTTTGATGTATCTAAAACCGCATTACAATCAAATATATTAATATCTGAACCACCTGAATAGGGTGTGACTTGTGTTACAGCAACTTGCGAAGCATCATAAAAACTTTGTAAATCAATATCTGCTGTTGCAATACCTTTTCCATATCTTTCATTTCTTAAATAATCTAATAAGCAAAATGCTGGATTACTTGAAAAACTTGCTGTTTGTTCTGATAGATTAGCCGCTAAAGTTACAACTTTCCTACCTTGTACTACTGCTTGAACTTTAGGAATAGAACTAAAAGCATCTTGATTCCATTTGAATCTTAAAGCTAAATAAGCAATTCCTCTAAGTCTATGGTTGCTTCCCCAAGATGATAATGTAGATAATAGTGTAGATGCAGTTTGACTATCAGACCCAAAATGAGGTTCTACTCTAATCAAACTTGCTGAATCTTTAAAAAAATTACTATCTCCACTTCCTACTTCAACTTCTGTATTATCAGCTAAATCACTTGCCCAAGTCACAGCTTTATCATCAACTCTAATTTCTGTTATATCGTTTATTTCACCCTCTCCAAGAACAATAGCCATATATAGATAAGTATTGTCTGTTCCTGAAGTTTCCATAAAAACTCTAGTTCCACCAACTAATCTTGTTCCATAAATAACAGGAATATTTGCGTCATTGGATTGTTTGTTTAGTAAAATACCTGTTTCAAAATCGTCAAAATCAGTTGTTCCAAAATCAGGTATTTCAGGTGGTTTAGGTGCTATCCAAGATAAAGCTTTAGATACAATTTTAATAGGTGCTGTTACAACAGCTTTAACTAATTTTTTAGCCGCTTTAAACGGATTACCCCAACCCATTATGACCTACCCCATTTAATATCTTGTACTGTTTGAGATGAAAAATCCATACCTACATCTGCACTAAAGAATCTTTGCTGAGATGTATTATTTGTTTTACGTCCATTTGTTTTATCAAAATCTGCCCAATGAGAAACAATTTGCAAATTCAATGTACTTGCCGTTTTATTTTCTGATATTCCAAAAGTATCTATTGTTCCTGAATATAATAAAAAAGGGTCAGCTATAAGAGCATTAGAGTCGTTTAAAAAACCTCTAAATATATCTACACTATCATTTACTACATTTTCATTTAATACTGTTGAGATAAATGTTTGGTCTGCTCCTGATAATGATAATGTTAATGATGTTTTAGTTACGTCTGTTTCCTCTGTAAAATTAGAAAGACCCATAATGAAATCAGACGCAGTATAGGTCACACTAGAACCTGATACTGAACTTGTTAAAGGGAAAGAACAATCAGTAATATTAACAGGGCTAGAAAAACCGATTGTAATAAGATGAACGGGTCTAATGTCATTAGTCGCTAATTCGTTCTTTACTGCTGTCGTCAGACTTCTCGTCATATTCTTCTATTGTTCTCCTTTTAACTTTTATATTATCTGAAACAACATAGTTTGCATTTTCTGATGGTTCTTCGTGCTTTCCTATATTATTTGTTTTTAAATCTACATCTTTACCATCAATTACTTCTTCTGCAATCATATCTACATTTATCCAATGTTTTACCAAGTATTTCATTATAAAGCTTCCTCAACATCAAATTGATATTCGTAATAAACTGCACCATCATTGTCTGCACCAACAGCACCGAACTCTTGTATATCAGAAGTTAGATAAACTGTGAATGGAACATTATCGTAAGTGACAACTGAATCATCTGCAACTGCTGTAATAAGAGGTGGTTCTATTGTAACTGTTGAAGCATTACTTGATGCTTGGACATCTGCAACTATCATATAAACTTTACTGTGTGATGCAAATTTAATAAAATCTCCAGCTTTGAAAGCGTGTGGGTTATCATTATGATGTCCGTCCATTGCAATCGTTGTGTCTCCTACTGCGTGAACACCATTAACTAATACTGTGCCTGTCTCATTTCCTCTAGCATCTTCTATTTCAGGTGGAATAATTGTAAAGTTTTCTTTTCCTGATCTTTGCTTCATAATAAAAGCCATTAGTTCTCCATAAACACTTGCTCTAGTTCCTGTAATTATTTGAACTGTAAATGCAAATCTTTGACCATCTATTTGACGTGCTAATTTTTTACCACTATCTGATTTAGAGATAATTGTATTTTGTATAGATTTAATTCCCATAGTTGAGAATTTTGCACTTGATATAGGAAAAGCACCACTCATTATACTAAATTATTACTCCCTCTTTCATTAACTGCTTGATTAATTATGTTTGATATTGTTCCTCTGTTTTGAATTAACATATCTTGAAATCCTGAAGCATCTAAAGTTGTTATTGCAAAATTAACATTGACATTACCTGTTCCTGTTCCTCTAGCTGATTGTGTAATTTGTCCTGTTTGATTTGGTATAAATAGTTCAGCACCTCTTTCACCTACTACAACGGGTTGTCCTTTTGATACTGCACCGCCTTTATCAAAAAATTTACCAGCAAAGGAGAATAAACTTGAAAATGTACTACCCATAGCTTCTTGTTGAGATAGTTTTGCTTGTTTTTCTTTTTCTCTAGTAATTAATTTTTCTATTGCTAATTCTACTGTTTTTCTCGCAATAATTTCAATAATTGCACTCAATACTTTAATGGCGAGTTCTTGTGCCATTTTTTTAAATGTATTTGCTAAATTCTCACCTAATATAATTGATCTTGCAATACCATCAGACATTTTAGTTATTCCATTATTGATTGATGTTCCTACTATTTCTCCAATCTTTTTAAAATTATCTCTAAATTTCTCTAGTTTATTTTTATTACCATCTTCTATTGTTTTGAAAAGCACTTGGAATTGAAAATTAATCTTATCAATCATTGATGCTTCAGGTATTTGTTTTTTAATATCTATTGATGGCGCAACATCAGTTTCTATTGTTTCCTCTGATATTCCTCTAATTTCTCTTATTTTTTTTATAATATTGTCTAATTGAGTAATTAAAACTGCCGCACCAGCTATTAATAGATTTTTTTTAACTGCTTTATTAAAAAGCAACATTGAACCTCTTGCCGCCATTATTGCTGTTGAAAGATTAAAGAAAAATTTAATAAGTTTAAATGCTATTAGAATTTTAACGGCTTCTATAATTAAATTTAAATTATCTTTAAGTAATTTAGCGGCTTTAGCTGTAAATTGTATTGCTGAACTTAAACCAGCACCTATCATTGCACCAAACTCTGCAATTTCTTTTCTATTTGCTTCTACTGTCTTTTTAAGATCGCCTAAATTTTCTTTTAATGCACCAAAAAAACCTTGTGCTACATCTACTTGAAATATAAAAAAAGCATCTTTTAAGTTAGTTATAGTTCCAAATGTAGTTTGGGCTAAATCTTCCATAAGTTTTCCAAACTCTCCGTTTTTACCAAAAGCTTTTTTCAAACCTATTGCTGATTGTTTTCCATTTATACTAACTCCCTCTTTGAAACCCGCCATTGCTTTAACACCTCGTTCTCTAAACAATTCTGCACTAGAGATACCAGCACTAAATGATCTTTGAATTTGTAATGCGGCTAAAGCAAAATCTCCACCTAGAATAACTGCTGTGTTACCTGTAATAGTTAATAATTCTTCAAACGATATTCCAGCTTCTTCAGCTTGTTTTCTAACAGTAACAAGTGCAGTTACACCTTGTTGAATATTAGATAATTCAAATGGTGTTGTTGCCGCAAAAGCAGTAAGTGTTTTTAATGCGTTCTTACCTTTGTCTGCTGATTTGAATAAAGCATTTAATTGAACTTCAAGATTTTCTATTTGAACTCCAGCATTAAAAAAACCTTTTAAGACTATACCAGCACCTAATCCTATAAAAGCATTTCTTAAATTAAATACAGATTGTCTTACTCTTTGTAAATTTCCTTGTAATTTCCCTAAAGCTTGTTGAGATTTATCTCGTGCTACTATGTCTATATTGAGTCTTTG